GGGAGGTTTGGCAGCGGTACCAGGGCGAGGTCGCAAGCCGGACCCGAAAAAATCTAAAGGCAAAAATATCAACGTTCCAGAATTTAGCAATGTTACTGATATTGACCCGCCCGATTATATGGACGGCCTAGAATTTGCACCGATGATTTGGCGATCGATAGTACCTGAGCTCTTAGAAAACGAGCTGCTAAAAATTACCGACATGCATAACGTCGAAGTTTTCTGTATGGCCTATGACAACTATCGTGAGTGCCAAAAAGAGATTGCCTTAAACGGTATAACTTTAGCCACTGAAGGTGGGAGTAAAATCAAGAACCCAGCATTGACAGCACTCAATGAAGCGGTAAGGCAGATGGCAACTTTTGGTAGTTTGCTGGGCCTAGATCCTTCCTCTCGCCAGCGCTTAACTGGCGTTGGCAATAAAGAACAAACAAACCCATTTTCAGGTGTCCTTAATATGTAGATGCTCAAGCGAGAGATTATGGCTGATTATCCTAATGTTGATATCGCCAATAAGTGGGCTCGCTCAGTCGTCAAAGGCAAAATTCCAGCGTGTAAGTGGGTGGTTTTAGCGTGCCAACGCCACTTAGACGACTTAAAAGCATCGAAAAAACGCAATTATCCATATAAATTTGATAAAAAAGCCGCCGAAAAGAAGATACTTTTTATTGAGTTGCTACCTCATACGAAAGGTGAATGGGCACTAAAACGCTTAAAAATTCAGCTTGAGCCATGGCAGAAATTTGGTATCGCGGTCACATTTGGCTGGGTGCGTAAAAAAGACGGCTATAGACGCTTTCGCGAATCATATTGGGAAGTCCCGCGTAAAAACGGTAAGTCTGCCATCGCTGCAGGTGTTGCTCTTAATATGTTCGCTAACGATGGCGAGTTTGGTAGCGAGGTTTATTCAGGCGCTACGACTGAGAAGCAAGCGTGGGAGGTTTTTAAACCTGCGCGTTTGATGGTCATGCGTTCACCTGATCTAATAGCAGCGACTGGCATACAGATTAACGCGGCAAGCCTTGAGCGCCCCGATGACGGCTCATTGTTCGAGCCCATTATTGGTGATCCGCCAGATGGTCAGTCACCGCATTGCGCTATTGTCGATGAGTACCATGAACATCCGGATAGTCGCCTTTATGACACGATGCAAACAGGTATGGGCGCGCGCCGCCAACCGATGATCTTTGTTATCACGACAGCTGGGCATAATATCGAAGGGCCTTGCTACGAGCTGCGCAGTCGCGTGCAAGATATGCTGCTTGGCAATGTGCCAGATGATGAGCTGTTTGGTTGGATATGGTCTATTGACGAAGGTGATGATTGGACCGACCCAAAGGTACTGATCAAAGCCAATCCTAATTATGATGTCTCTGTCTATGCTGACTTTTTGGAGTCACAGCAAACCAAAGCTATTAATAACGCCAGTCGTCAAAACTCTTTTAAAACCAAGCATCTTAATGTTTGGGTATCTGCCAAGTCTGCCTTTTTTAACATGGAACATTGGCGGGCATGTGCTGATGAGGCGCTAAGTATCGATGATTTTACGACTACGCCTTGCGTTATGCCTATTGATTTGGCGTCCAAGATTGATATTGCTGCTCGTATCAATTTGTTTTATCGCTATGAAGACGATGGCAAGCTGCATTACTACTGCTTATCGCCGTGGTTTTATTTACCCGAAGACACCGTTTATAACGGCGAAGAGAAGCAGGCGGTCGAGCGCTATCAAAAGTGGATGAATCAAGGGCTGCTTGAAGTCCATGACGGCGCTGAGAATGACCTAAATGCTATCGCTGATGACTTAGTGGCTGATGCTGGTAGCTATCCATTAACCGAAGTGCCTTATGATGAATGGGGCGGCTTTCAGGTCGCCAATACTATCGAGGGCGCTGGTTACGATGCGGTAAAAATACCTAAGACCGTCAAGTCTTTCTCTCCTGCTATGCGTGAGCTCGAGGCGGCGCTAAAAGGCGGCCGCTTCCACCATGACGGCCATCCAATCTTATCTTGGATGATTGGTAACGTCGTATCGCGTGAAGACGCAAACAACAACGTGTTCCCACGTAAAGAAACCAAGTATAAAAAGATTGATGGCGCTGTTGCTCTATTAATGGGTATCAGTCGAGCTATGGTGCTGGCGGGTGATGGCGGCGGAGATAACGGTTTCTACGATGATCCGATTATGATCGGTCTTTAATATTTAAGGATTTAATGTGCTTAATCTAATCAAGCCCCGGCGTGAGCATATAGCAAAAGCCGCTCAAGCAGCTATTAGCTTTCTAGGCTTGGATGGTCATCTGAGCACGACGCCTAGCGATAACGTCTCTACTAGAACAGCAAGCGGTAAAAATGTCACCGTTGATAGCGCGCTGCAGCTGAGCACGGTGTTCTCTTGTGTACGCTTAGTGTCTGAGACGGTATCAACACTACCATTAAAGGTTTATGAGAAAAAAGCGGATGGCAGCCGCGTACTTGCTAAACAACATCCTTTATACGATTTGCTATCCCGGTCGCCTAATTACGAGATGACGCCTGCGCGCTTTATGCAGATGATTGTAGCGAGTTTGATGCTGTGGGGTAATGCTTATGTTGAGATTAAGCGCAACATCACTGGTAAGCGCATTATATCGCTTGAGCCGTTACTACCTCAGCACGTAAAAGTGACCCGCAACAAAAACAACAACATACTCGAATACAGTTATATTGAAGGCACTAGCAAGCGTGATATCAGTCATAAAGATGTTATGCACATCCGCGCGTTTGGCATCGACGGGGTGATGGGTATCTTTACAATCAACAAAGGCCGTGAGACTTTTGCAACCGCCGCATCTGCTGAGCACGCTGCAGGTAAGTTTTTTGAAAATGGTTTGCAGACATCAGGGTTTTTAACTACTGAAGAAAAGCTCAGCAAAGAACAGCGAGAAAGTCTGCGCAAGAATGTCTCAACCTTTATGGGTAGTAGTAACGCTGGCAAGACTATGGTGCTTGAGCATGGCATGCAGTACAACGGCGTAACGATGGATCCAGAAGCGGCGCAAATGTTAGAGACGCGCTCTTTTGAGATTGAAGAGATCTGCCGCTGGTTCCGTGTGTCGCCTATTATGATTGGGCACTTTGATAAACAAAGCTCATGGGCGGCGTCTGCTGAAGCGCAAGATTTGCACTTTTTAAAATACACATTTAGACCGCTACTGGTCAACATCGAGCAAGAGATACTGCGCTGCTTAATCAGCAAGGTCGATAGCGAAAAATATTATGTTGAGTTTAATGTCGAAGGATTACTGCGAGCAGACAGTCAGACGCGCGCTGAATACTATTCATCCGGCCTTAATAACGGCTGGATAAACCGTGACGAAGTACGCTCTAAAGAAAATATGCCGCCAATTGAAGGCGGTGATCAATATACCATTCAATCTGCATTAATCCCGCTCGACAAAGTGGGCACGAACTACAAAGGAGTTGCCACCGATGAGCAAGCGAACGATGATGCCAAAGGCTGATTTTGAACCAAATCATGATATAAAGATGCCAGCCGCTTTTAGTAATTGGAATCCAGATATCAAAGCAGCTGACAGCGATGATGAAAACGTCATTAACATCTTAGAGCCTATCGGCTACGACTGGTGGACTGATGGCGGTATCACTGGCAAGACCATCAGCGCGCAACTTAAGCGCTTCGGTAGCGCCGATATCGTGGTCAATATTAATTCACCCGGCGGCGATGTGTTCGAAGGCTTAGCAATCTACAACCTACTGCGCGAATACGAAGGTAATGTCACTGTGCGTATCTTGGGTATGGCCGCAAGCGCAGCGTCGTTTATTGCTATGGCTGCTGATGAGGTTAAGATTGCCCGCGCTGGCTTCTTTATGATCCATAACGCTTGGACTGGCGTGTTTGGCAATCGCAATGATATGCGCGAAGTGTCGGACTTTTTAGAGCAAATCGATAGTACTATTGCTGATATTTATCATGTGAAAAGCGGTATTAATGCTGCTGAATTATCCGAGCAGATGGATAAAGAAACATGGATTAATGGCAAAACAGCGGTCGAAACTGGCATGGCTGACAGCTTCTTAGACTCTGATGTCGTCACCGAACAGACCAATAATACTGCTAAAGAGCGCATTGCAGCGCACAAACTAGATTTGATCATGGCGCAGGCGGGTATGTCTCGCAAAGAGCGCCGTGGACTTGTAAAAGATTTAAAGAGTACGCCTAGCGCTACTCAACCAGATGTTACGCAAAACGCTGACATTGACCTGAGCGGATTGATTGACGGTCTGCAGAATGCGATTGACTCAATCAAACTAGACTAAACAAACCTATTCATTCATCCGGTCGCCTTTTGGCGGCCTTTTTTGTGAGAAAACATTATGACTGATCAAAATAAAGATCAAGTTGCAGAACAGCTCAAACAGGTTAATGCCAAGGTTCAAGAGCTGACTGACAAAACATTACCCGCCGCTGAAAACGCTTTGAAAGAAGCAGAAAAGGCTGGCGAGATGTCAACTAAAACCAAAAACGAAGTCGACAAGCTGCTTACCGAATTAAATACCATGCGCGATACTCAAAACAAGCTGCAAACTGAGCTTGGTGAGGCGGAGCAGTTGTTTGCTCGTATTGGTAGCGGTAATGGCAGTCAAGGCACTGCAAAAAACCGTGCTGGTGATTTGGTTATCGCTAACGATAGTATTATCGAATTTAGCAATAATGTCTCCGCCGGTCGCCGCTTGGCTATTGATGTTCCACGCGCTGCGCTAACTTCTTTTGCGGTCAATCCGGTAGACGGCAGCACTCAGATTGTCACCAATCCGAACCAGCGCTTAACGGTTCGCGACTTGTTAGCCCCTGGCGATACCGAATCCAACGCGGTAGCTTATCTGCGTGAGCTGCTATTTACTAACAATGCCGCGCCAGTTGCTGAGAACACCACCAAGCCATATTCAGATATCACTTTTGAAGAGGTGCTTTCTGGTGTCAAGACTGTGGCTCATTTGATGAAAGTTGCCAAGCAGACGCTTGATGATCTGCCACAGCTGCGCAGCATCATTAATGGTCGTTTGCTCAATGGCCTGAAACGTGTCGAAGATACTCAGCTGCTATTTGGTAGCGGTACCGGCAATAACTTGCATGGTATCTATACGCAAGCCACGGATTTTGCTAACCCTAGCACTAAGACCACCCCATCTAATAGCTTGGATGTGATGCGCTTGGCGATGCTACAGGTCACTTTGGCTGAGCTGTCAGCGACTGGTCATGTTATGCACGATATTGACTGGACGGATATTGAGCTGATGAAGGATGCTAATACTAATGGCTACTTATTCAGCAATCCGTTTGGCACGTTAGAAGCACGCTTATGGGGCCTACCAGTTGCGCAGACCAATCAAGAGGGTATGTTAGGCAACTTCTTAACCGGTTCTTTTGCTGATGCTGCGCAAATCTTTGACCGTGAAGATGCAAACGTTGTTGTCTCTACTGAGAACGCGGATGACTTTGAGAAAAACATGGTTTCAATCCGTGCTGAAGAACGCTTGGCGCTAGCTGTCTATCGTCCGCAAGCGTTTGTTAAAGGCTCGCTAACTGTCGTTTAACATAGCCTTATTTCTAATAAGTGCAAAACACGCAACCTGTCTATCAAGTTGCGTGTTTTTTATTAAGCCAAAGCCAGTTTATAAAGCTGATTTTGTCTTACTAAAAGGAGCAAGTCATGAAAGTTAAGTTTAGAGATGTGATGTGTATGGGCAACAAGACATACTTGGCGGACGATACTGCGGAGGTTAGCGATATCACTGGTCAGCAGCTAATTGAGAAGGGTTATGCCGAAGCGGTTGATGGTAAGGATGAGTCTGACGATAAGTCCAAAGCAGCCAAAAAGACTACTAAAAAAGCTGAGTAACTAATTATGGAAATCAAAATATTAAAACGAATGATGATTGATCGCACGATTGCACAAAAGAACGAAGTGCTAACCGTAACCGCCAAAGAAGGTAAAGATCTGATTGATAAAGGTCATGCTGTCGAAGTCAAGTCACCTCAATCGCCTGCATCAAAACCAGAAACAACCAAAAAGGCCGATAGCAAGGCTAAAGACGACAAGGCAGATTAACGATGGTGACTCTTGAGCAGGTAAAGTTTCAATGCCGCATCGACCACGATGATGAAGACGCTTTATTGCTTGGATATGTGGCAGCCGCTCGAGATCATATTCAGATGTATCTTGATCGTACTATTTATGAGTTGGCAGTACCAAGTGAAGATCCAGATGGCGTGCTAGATAACGCTTCTATTGATCAAGCGACATTGATGATAGTGGCGCATTGGTACGCTAATCGCGAGTCAGTTAGCGATTCGTCAATGGTTGAGGTGCCGATGGGCGCTTATCACTTGATACAACCATACCGGCGCATGGGTGTTTGATATGAACTGTAAAGGATGCGAGGCCAGACGTGAGTGGATTAAAGACAGAGCCAGTGAAGCAAAGCGAAGAGCCAAGCTGCTCTTGCAAAGACTTAATAGCGCTGATGACAAAGGTAGTCGAACAAAACACGATACTGATTCAGCAAATCGACATTAGCAATCAAAACACTGCTGAGCTCATCGACCAAAACAACGATCTGATAAATGAGCTAGTCGAACAAGAAGATGACGCCGACGTAGGCTCGACCTTTTTAGATATGGATTAATTATGGCAGTCAAGGCAGGCGAGTTAAGTCATAGAGTCACTATCCAGCGCTATATTAGCGGTGGCCGTGATGCAGACGGGCATCGATTAGATGGTGCGTGGACCACTCACAAAAAGGTTTATGCTAAGGTCACGCCGCTATCCACCAAAGACTTGCTGACAGCGCAGGCGGCTCAGTCAGAGATTACCGCCAGAATGATGGTGCGTTACCGTACCGGCCTTGATATCGATACGACGATGCGCGTAATTTGGCAAAGCCGTACTTATGCGATTGATAGCCAAGGATTACCTGATAACGATACTGGTGTCGAGTATATGACCTTCAATCTCGATGGTGGCGTTGAGCAGTTTAGGGATTGAATATGGCAAACGATATAACCGGCCTTGATGAAGTCCAAGCTAAACTAAGACAGCTTGGAAATAAGCGTAAAGCCAAAAACGCAGCCAATCGCTCATCTCGCAAGGCTATGAATATCGTCAAAAAAGCCGCGCGTGAGAATGCCAAACGTATCGATGATAAAGACAGTCCCGAAAAGATATGGAAAAACATCGTCGTTAAAGCTGGTAAAACCAAAGGCTATGACAATGTAACGATGAAAGTCGGAGTCAGAGGCGGCGCTAGAAAGTACGCTAACACCCGTGCTAACAGAAGAGCGAACCGCGCTGGACGCAGCTATCAAACCCAAGGCAGTAAAAAGAACCCCGGCGGCGACACTTGGTACTGGCGCTTCAAAGAGTTTGGGTCCGCTACGAATAACGCCGATCCTTTCTTACGTCCGGCGCTGAATAATAATATCAATGCCGTGCAAGCGGAGTTTACCCGCGCGTACAGCGCTGAACTTGATAAGGAGATTGCCAAGCTATGAGCGATTTGCCTATTTATCGCGCGCTTAATGCAGACATTGGCGTGACCGCGCTTATAGACGTAGAAGCCAAAGTTTGGGAAGGCGTTGCACCAGAGGGTACTCAAGCGCCTTATGTGGTGTGGCAAATCATCAGCGGTCAAGCTGAGAACCACTTGGACGCACCCGCTAACTTTGACAACGTACAATTTCAAATCATGGTTTATGACACGAGCTCTAAATATGCCAGCGCGTTACGTGGAGCGATACGCAGCGCATTAGAGTCGCGTGCATGGATATTAAACCCCACCATCAATCAATATGATTCCAACGCTCGACTTTACGGGCGCGGCTTTGATGCCAATTGGATATCAGACCGTTCAACAACAGAGGATTAGCATCATGGCTAAAGTCGAAAAAGGCGTACTATCACAAGGCACGCAAGTATGGATTAAGCATGGCGATACGCCTGAGCTTACTAAGATGACTTGCATCACCGGCATTCCACTCGGCGATGATAGTGTCAATGATATTGACGATACATGCCTAGAAGAAGAGGATATCACTTCATCGGTACAAGGACTTACTACGCCCGGTGAAGGGTCTATCTCTATTAACACTGATCCCAAAAATGCGACGCATATGACGCTACTGCAATTGGCTGATGAGCGCGCAACTATTGAGGTCTTTATTGGTTGGTCGGACAGTAAAGAGCCGCCAGTGCTTGAGAATGGTTCTGTAACGCTACCACCGACTCGCACTTGGACTTCGTTCGTGACCCAATTAAAAGACACTAACCCTACGTTTGAACCAAACTCACTGGTTAAGCACTCAGTGCCGATGAAGCGTAAGACCAAGGCTATTACGGCGTATAAGACAAATCCTTAAGCTTTATAAAAGATACGGATAGATTAGTTGGTTAAATCAAAAGCCCCTTTATTGGGGCTTTACTTATTTATAGGATTATAAAAATGGCAAAGATATTATTGTCAGATGTAAAAGCGGGTAGCTTGGTCAATGAAGTGCGCGAAGAGACTGTCGAGTTTTGGCACAATGGCGAAGAGTTTGAGGTTGATATTCGCATTAAGCAACTACCGTTTGCGGTTACTGATGACCTTCATCGCCGTATGAACAATAAAGAAGATGTTACTTCTGAATGGATTAGCAAAGCGCTAGTCGATGAGAAAGGTAAGCAACAATTTACCCAGAAACAAGTAGAAGATAATTTCGTACAAGCAATGGGTAGCGCTATCTTTGATAAAGTGTGGGGCCTTGATAATGTAAAAAAGGCTGTAGAGAAGCAGGCGGCGAAGAAGAAAAAGGAATAATCGCAGGCGAGCTTGAATTACTTTATGAATTGGCATTAAGCGGTATCGGTGGCAACAGCATTAACGAAGTAAAGAACAATTTAACCCGGCTTGAGATTTTACAGTGGGCTGAGTATCGTTATCGCCGTGGCAGCCTAAATATAGGCAGAAGAGTCGAACAAGCCGTCGCAAACATGATGTCTATTTATATTAACTCTAATGGCGGGGATGTCGAAGCACTTGAACTGATGCCGCATGAAGATGATGTAATCATTAGTTTTGAGGATCAGATTGAAGACTAGGCTGGATATTTGTATGGTTTCGTAATACTATCTTTTGCATACTCTTTTAACGTGTAGGTATCCAATGTCAAAGATAGTCAAATGGGGTTTGTACTTCCTAGTCTTTTTAGTCGTTGTTAGTTTCATTAGAGGTTGCTTCTCTCAACCTGAGTCGGTTGAGTTGATTAATAGCAAGCAAGTATCCGAACAGCCAACTACTTCAAGTGCTAATATCCAGGATAATAGTCAAGCTGTAGCCAGCGAAGATTTAGAAACTGCGAATTGGGTTTATGATGAGTCTGTCGATGAGATGAGAGGCGAGAGTTCGTACTTCGCAACAAATGCATCCTTGAATACAGTAGATCTAGGTTTTCCTTACGGTACCGATATAAGTCTCAATATAATCTTACGAAGTGACCCTAAGAACGGCAATGATATTATGTTTATCGTTGACAGAGGTCAGTTGTTTTGCAGTTACAGAGATTGCTCTATAGCTGCAAAGTTTGATGATGGTGATGTACAAACCTACGAGGCGAGCGAAGCAGAGGCTGGTAGTAGTGAAGTATTATTCCTATCTAATAACGTCAGCAGCTTTGCGAAGAAGATACACCAGTCAAGCCGCTTGATGATCGAGGTGAATTTCTATGATCACGGTGCTGAGCAGTTTAAGTTTGATGTTTCTGGTTTGGAATGGTCTAAATTTTAATTATGAGATACTCGCCGCGTAAAAAACTACCTACCCAACAACTAAACTGGTCGCAGATTTGGGTAAATAATCTTATTGAACATAGTCAATGGTGGTTAATCGATGGCATACCTATTGGTTATTACGTTTACTTATATATAGATGATGAATAAATAAAAGCTCACTTCGGTGGGCTTTTATTTTGAATAGTGATTGCAACATAGGTTCTAATAAAGTATATTTGCATTTGAGGCGTCAGAACCTCCAATCAACAAGCGCAATCCACAAGCGTAATCGTGGTTTTTTTATGCCTATCTAAAAGGCAAACTCTCATAATAGTAAACTCTGTGTCGTTGTGATAAACCACATGTTTCTATGTCGAGAGGGCGGCAGCCATACAATACCTTTCGTGGGGAAAACTGCCCGCCGTTCTTGTTGACGGTTCTGAACCTCTCGGCGCCCTATATTGGGCAAATTCAGAGAAACGACAAGGAATCAACCATGAATACTCTTACCTTTAACGGCAATACCCTTACTACTATCAATCAAGATAACCAGATTTGGTTAACCGCTAGCGAGTTGGCGAAAGCTCTTGGTTATAAGAATAAGCAGTCAGTAAGCAAGATTTATAATTCAAACGCTGATGAATTTAACATCAGTATGACTCAGCTTATCGAGAGCACCGATTCGGTTCTCTCGGCGAAAACAAAGGGCTTGACGGTAAAAACGCGCATATTTTCATTGCGGGGTTGTCATTTACTGGCTATGTTCGCCCGTACTGATATAGCCAAAGCTTTTAGAGTTTGGGTGCTTGACATACTGGACCGCGAAGTTAAGACGACCTCACACCAGCGAACCCCGCTTAGGCAGGCATGTGATCGCCTTGCTGTTGGCAATATGCTGATCAGTGATGCTTATAAGCTAGTCAGTAGTCATTATAATGTTGAGCATATCGAGCAGATACCAGAGTCGAAACTGCCTGAAGCCGTTGCTTTTGTCTATGATGTGATACTGGCGCGGCAGGCAAGTAATACCAATAACTCAAAATACATTGATGATATGCATGGTATTGGAAAGAAAAAAGTCGAAGAGACTCGTCATGCTATCGGTGTGATCAAAAAAGCACTGGCATCATTGGACTGTGGCATAGAGGTCATTAGAACGCACAACGAGACGCAGGCAAGTGTGTTCGAGAGCCTGAAAAGCCAAAATACTAGAATAGTAAAGTAATTCAGCAAACCAAAATATTTAAAGAAAACCTCAGTCAGCAATGATTGGGGTTTTTTATTGCCCAAAGCAAAACCCCGAAGCTGGCAGGCTGTCGGGGTTTTTTGTTTATCAACCCTACGGTACTAGGAGTTAACAACATAGATGAATTTTAACATAGATTTAAATGGAGTGGTGACTAAGATGCTAGACAAATACGAAAGCTCGCAAACAGTCAGACGACTTGTCAACGTATTGGTTTTTATCTTATTTCTTTTCGTGTTGGGCGGATTTATTCAAGCTATTAAATGGTGGTAGCTACCTACTAAAACTTTATCGCATTTCAAATGCGGAACCTTTATATCAAAGGGTTGCATTTCAAATGCGACCCTTTGATATAAATTATCAACAATAAGGATTTACCGATATGGCTACCACTTCACTAGGCAGACTCACACTTGATCTAGCGGTTCGCCTTAGTGATTTTACTGACGGTTTGACCGCTGCTGAACGCGCTACTGAAGAACGAACCAGAAATATGAGTCGGTCGGTCAGTAAGTTTAAAGACCAGATGATTGATGATCTGAGCGGTACGCCAATTGGTAGCGCTATTGACTCGCTTACCGATAGATTGGGCACTATTACAGAAGCGTTTGGTGATAACGGTATTGCCGGCGCTGCTAAGATTGGTGCTGCTAGCATTATCGCTTCAACAGTGGGCATTGGCGTCGCTTTGACTGGCATGGCTATACAAGTCGCCGAGACAGATCAGCAGCTTGAAATGTTGGCCAAACGCGCGAATGTCACGACGACTCAGTTTCAAGTCCTTACTGCTGCGACTGAGAAGTACGGTATCGACAACGAAGGTCTAAGTGATATCTTGGCTGACGTTCAAGAAAAGCTTGGTGAGTTTGCTGCGAGCGGCGCAGGCGGGCTAGTAGATACATTAGAGCTACTACAAAATAATACTAAGATGACCGCTGAAGAGGTCGAAGCTTTTGGCGTGTCGTTATCCAATGTCGATGGCGCGACTGCTATTCAGATGGTCAAAGATAAGCTTGAAGAGGCAAATTCTACTGCTCAGACTACTCGCTTTACAATGGAGTCGTTAGCGTCTGGTCTTGGTGATATCTCCGAAGTTTGGCAAGATAATGGCGATACTATTGCTGAATATGAAAAAGCGCTTTATAGCGCGGGCGTTATTAGAACAGAAGAGGCTATCGAACAATCAAGATTATTGAAGCTGCAAGTCGAAGACACGCAGCGCAAGTTTCAAGGCTTGTCTAATCAATTAGTTACTCATACTACGCCAGCCTTGAACTCTGTCATTGGTTATTTTGCAGAAGGTACCAAGCAGGGCGATGGGTTTGCAAGTAGTGTTAGTGGTATCGACGTGGTCATCAGCGGCGTAGCCAAAACCATTATAGGGTTTAGCTCTGTTGTCAATCTAGCAGTTATTGGCTTTCAAGGCTTGATGGACCAGTTCTTTGTACTTGGTCAAACAGGTACGGCATTCCTTAACGCTGATGGCCTTTTTGCAAAAGTAAGGGCGCTACAAGAAGGCAGTAGAGCGTTTGCAGCATCTGGCGAGTCAACCAATCAGCGATTCCATGATGAAGCCATGCGCGCCGCTGAAGCCATAAGAAATACTGGCGCGGCATCTATCCCGACCAGCGCGAATTATGGAGCTACTAGCGAGCTTGAAAGGCTACGCCGTGAACAGGAGCTACTAAAGGAAAGCAATATCATTAGCACTAAGACTGCTGATGAGAATGCTAAAGCGATAGAAGCCCAAGCCAAGGCCGCAGACAAGCTTACCAAAGCCAAAGCAAGACTGGTGGGTATAAGCGGAGACACCGGCGTTGGTAATGCGCACCTGCACGTACAGTATCGTGACAAGAGCCGCGCGGTCAGTGCTGCTGACCTAGCTAGATTCCAAGTAGGCGGCAAGAATGTAACCGACTACGCCAAAACATCTGGTTACGGACCTCGTAACACTGGCATCAAAGGCGCATCAAAATATCATCGCGGTACCGATTTTGCCGTACCAAAGAACACTAAAATCACAACTACGGTACCGGTCAAAAACGTCAAAACTTGGCTTGATAAAAAAGGCGGCGGTTATGTCTCTACTATCGCCTTTGAAGATGGCGTCACCATTGATCTGCTGCACCAAATGCCAGGCATTATGGGCCTTGATAAAGGGCCAAGCACTGGCAATAGCTCTATAGATACAGCAAATGGCAAGGCACGCGCATTACAGCAACGAGCGGCCGCAGACGCACAGCGCGAACAAGAAAGACTTGCTGCTGAAGCACTGCGCCGGCAAGAAGCGATTGAACGCGCTCAACTATCAATTGCTAATCAATACGCAAGCGATAAAGAGAAAATCGAGCTTGATCATATCGCCCGTGTCGAAAGTATCGAAGAAGCGTATGCTGAAGGGTCTGCTGAACGTGCCGAGTATATTGCGCGTGAAGAAGAGCGCTACGCTAAAGAGAAGAATGCGGCCGCTCTATCTATCATGGAACGCTACCAAAGCGAAGAAGAGCGCATCCATGCCAGGCATCAAAAAGCACTCAAAGAAATCGAAGCAGCCAACATCAGAGATGATAGCGTGCGTCAAATGTATGTTGACATGCAAAACGCTGCCTACCAAGAAGACTTAGATAACTTTAAGTTTGCATCACAAGCCAAGGCGCGTGAGCAGGATAAGCTTTATCAGTCTATCGCTAATAGCGCCCGCGCAGGCGGTATAAACGCGCTAAGCGCTGGCAAAGATAGCATGATGCAGCGCACATTAAACGATGAAGATTATCAGCAATGGCGCTTGAATCAAGATTATGTCGAAGGCTTTGACTCTATCAATGATCAATACAAATCTCGCGAAAGTGAGATAAATGCAATCGATGAGCGCGGTAATCCCGCATTTGATGATATGCAGCGCTACGAGCTATTAGAAATCGCCAAGCAAGAACACTTAGATAAAATGTGGGCGTTAGAGCAAGAGTACGCTTTAAAAGATAAAACACTAGCAGAGCAGCAAGCGTCTCAGCGAGTTGCTATTTATCAAGGCTTGTTTGGGAGTATTGCAGGCTTAACCAAAGCATTTGCTGGCGAGCAGTCAGGCGCTTATCGGGTTATGTTTGCGATTGAAAGGGGTTTTGCAATCGCGCAATCAGTAATGGCTATTCAGCAAAGTATTGCCAAAGCCATGTCTATCGGTTTTCCTGCAAATATTCCGATAATGGCGCAAACGGCGGCGCAGGGTGCTCAGATACTTACTAGTATAAAAAGTGTACAGTCTCCGGTTGCCGGCATCGCCCACGGCGGTCTAACCAACGTGCCCGAAGAAGCGACTTACTTACTGCAAAGAGATGAGCGCGTACTCTCTCCTAATCAGAATAAAGACTTCACCAACTTTATAAATAAAGGGGCTGCTCAAGGCAATATCACTATCAACAACTACTCATCAGCTAAGGTGACAGCCAGTGATGACGGTAAAACAATTACGATCACAGACGTTCGCAACGAAGTTAAGCGCGGATTTACTGAGCTGCAAAACCCCAATAGTCACAATGCCAAGATGGTCAAGTCTAGCTTTAACACAACGACACGGAGATAAGTATGGCAATAGAAGATGATTTACCACGGCTCATACTTTGCCCGTTACGCGACAGCTACAACCCCACATTAGGCAATGACGTTATTACCACGCAGTATGAAAACGGTATGCCGCGTCAACGCCTAGCAGGGGTGGGCAGGCCGCATCAAACACCAGTATCATTTAGGCATAAGGCACAGCATCAAGATTATATCTTATCGTTTTGGCGTGTTTATCGTGCCCGTGCGTTTGCAATGCGCCTTATCTTAGATGGTACGGACTTGGCGTGGTATGAGTGTCGCTTTATCGGTGAGCCGTCAATCTTGTCGTTAGGTAGCGGTGTTTTTGAGTTTAGTATCAACCTTGTTTGCCGTCCAAAGCCGCTAGATGTTGAGCAGGATAAAACCTTTATCGCGCTTTATGAGCAGACAGGTGGTGATATTTCAGGCTTTACAAATCAGCTAGAAAAACTGGTCAATGAAGATTTGCCAGACGCGCTAGGGAGTTTAAATGCCTGATTATAGTTTCTGGTTATCGGGTGCGCCTGATGATGTGAGATTGCAGTGTGTTGAGATTTCACACCCTGCATGGTCAAAGGTTTATCGTATCGTACAAAACCATGCTGACGGCGTGACTGTGCAGCATGAGGGCGGCTTTGCTTATGCTTATGAGTATGTACCGCTGACTATCCAAAAAGGCACAAATAGCGACGATTTGGATCAAGAGATAACTATCGGCGTTGGCGACTTGGGCGAGACATTCCCTAAAGAATTGGACGCTGCTAGGGCAAGTCAATACTCACATATCAGGCCGACTTTAAACTATCGTGAGTACAATCTGAGCGACTTGTCAAAACCACAGCTAACCATCTTGGGCTTAGAGGTCACTGATTATGAGCCAAAGCGTGAGGGCGCAGTTTTTGTTTGCCGTGCTAAGCAGATGAATCTAACCAAAACGGGTGAAACGTACAATCTTGATGACTATCCAACGCTACGAGGGTTTGTCTAATGTGGGACGCTATCAAATACGATGCTGATAAATACTGCTGTGAGCATTTTTTGATAGATGCTTACAGACACTACACGGGCATTGATTTAGCCCCAAAGCTCCTTACAAGGGGCTTTTTTAGTGCGTGGAATATAAGAAATTTCGACCCAGTTGACGCGCCTAAGCAACACACGATAGTCATGTTTAGGAATAGGTCAGGCAAGACTCATGTGGGCTTGTGGATAGATGGGCGCGTGTTGCACTTGGAGCCGCATGGCGTGGTATGGCAGTCGCTGGATTACATTAAACGAGATTTTGACAGGGTGGTATTTTATGAGCTTAGTGAGTAAGTATTTTAGACGCTCAGTTGAGCTTGTTGTGATCCGCGATATTTTTAATCCGCAAAACAACATTGAAACCTACACAGGTTATGATATTGAGCAGTTATTAAAGCAAGCGTTTGGTGGTAACGGCTTATCGGACAGTGTACGCCTTTATCACGGCAATCTGCTTGATGAAGTCACGCCGAAAACGCCGCAAGACGTAGACAAGGTAATGCGCTTGCATGGCCGCATTTATGCCGTGGTTAAGCCGATGGGTATTGGTGCTGCTATTGCTGCATTGGTGGTCAGTACGCTTGTGTCGGTTGCTATGGCGTTTTTAATGCCAGTCCCTGCGATTGCTAATCAATCAGCCAATCAGCCACCATCGCCAAACAATGCTTTAGCAGCACGTACAAACCGTGAGCGACTAGGCGGGCGAATACCTGACATTTTTGGCACAGTTTGGTCAGTGCCGGACTTAATCGCCGTGACTTATAGTGTTTATGTCGATAGCCGCGAGATTGAGTATAGCTATATGTGTATAGGGCGCGGCAAATACCATGTTAGTCAAGCGCTCGATGACACCACGCCTATCAAGTATATCTCAGGCTCTAGCGTCCTAGTTTACGACCCCGACACAACGCTAGACGATGCACCTGCTTTTGTGTTTGGTGAGCAATTTAGTCCAACCGAAGCGGAGTTTGCACGTTTTGCAGCCAAACGCTA